AACCGCACCGCCACCAGGCGTCGTTGACGCGGCGGTCAGATTCGCACCGAGCGTGCTGTACACCGGGGCAACGACAGTCTTGCCGAAGTCCATGTAAGCCGTCGGAGTCTTGCCGGCGTCACGCAATGACTTGTGGACTACTCCAGTGCCGTCAGCGGTCAATTGAGTCGCAAGGGCTGATGGCGTCACGCCCACCAGGAGCGATGCACCAACCGCCGCCGTACCACTTCCGACCGTCGCGGCGATCTTCAGAGGTACCAACAATCCGCCGTTGGTATTGACGTTGTTCAGCACCACGTTGCCGGTCGTCGTCGGGTACGTCTGAACCGGAGTGATCGCGGTTGCAATTGTGTGCTGAGCACAAAAGATCAACCCCGCACGGGCCAACTCAAAGTATCGCGGTGCGACTGAATCGACCGCAAGACTGTTGAGGGTCGTTTGTCGGTGATCGGAATAGCCGGGATATGCACCCGCTCCGAGTTCCTGAATGCGTCCTTGATCGGCCATCTCACTAACTCCCCGGCCCTAGGCCGAATTAAAGATCGTCCAACTGTTCGACCAAAGACGCTTCCTCGCCCTTAGTCTTGTTTTTCTTCGACTTCACCGCGTTCACTTCCGTCACCGAGTGAACCTTGTCAGTCGATATGATCCCGTTCAGTGCGTTGTAACGGCCCTTTGCCGTGTGTTCGTCATCCGCACGGATGCGACAAATCGGCTGACCGGGCAGAGACACCTCGAACAGCTTCGAACCCGTCCACGGTTCAGCCGGTTCGGCTTCCCAATTGTCGTCCCATTCAATGTCCTTGCCGGCCCGCATCCGCTCGACGATGCCATCGGTGACGTAGCTCTTGAGCTTCGGCTGTTGAACGGCCGGGAAACCGTTATCGCCCTTCTGCTCGACAAAGTGAAGCGGGTTCCGCTTCTGCTTTGTGCTGATCCTCGCCCCGACAGGTGCCAACGTAACCATAACTCTCCTTATGCCGTGCACTTGAACAGATAACGCGGTTCCATCATCTGGATTTGATCCATCATGGATGTCTTGAACCGCAGTTGGATATCACGGGTGAACTCGGCTTCCGAATTGTTCGGAGCCTGTTCGGTCGTGATGTCCCAGACGTAAAACCGAGTGATCGCCTTTTTCCAGTCGCCGCCGAACCAAGTCGAGTCGCTCGAGGTGGCCGCTTTGACGTATTGCGACAGGTAGACATTGTTCAGAACGCCGGCCAAGCTAACCGGATTACCGCTAAACGTGCGGATCGTGGTTGCAGCCGCCGTGTTATCGACGTGTTCGACTTGAGTCGCTGTCTTGACGCGGTAGGCCGTGCCTTCCAACGCCGGCGGGATCAGAACATCGCAGTTGCCGGGATTGATGTATTCGCCGGTATTCGGATCGGTCAACGCCCGCTGAGCAAGTCGTGCCGTTTGCACGTTGGTCCAGTCGTACAGTGCATTGGTCGATACCGTGTTGACGTAGGCACCGGACGTCAAGAACGTGTTAGTCGCCGTTCCGTTACGCTTGTAGTTGTTGACTACACCCGTCGCCAACGCGAGAACTCGCTTTTCGCAATTCAGGCCGAGCCACGTTGCACCGGCCGAACAGAATTGCATAAGCAGACCGGTGCGATCCGCGATAATGATTTCCTTGCTGACCGGGACGATATGGCCATACTTGCGGGCCTTGCCACGGTCAACGTATTCCTCGTTGACACCCACCATCGGGTATTCATCACCTTCCATGATGTCTTCGGATTTGTCGCCGATGCCACCGATGCCGGGAATGCGTTCGCCATCAAGAAAAACGGTCTGTTGCTGGTTACACAACTTAGGCCAGAGGAACTCGGGCAGTTCGAACTTCTCACGAGTCATCGTGAACAGAAACTGGCCGGTGATGTTGGAGAACGCCGATGTATCGACGGCTCCCGACGCTTCTTTCAGCGTGTAACCGCCCGTGGATTGCTTGCGGCGTTCCATCGCCCGCAATACCTTGTCGCCTTCCGGCACGAGGCCTTCGAACGCTTCGCGGATTGAGAAATCGGACGTCTTGATATGCCCCTTGCGGAAAGCATTGTCAAGGAAGTCCTTTGTTCGTGCCGGCCCCACGTCCTCGGTCATTCGCCGCAGGTCTTGGTAGGCTTCTCGCAACATTACCATGATAAAACTCCCAGCGGCTAAGCCGCACTTAGAATGCCTGTGCTACCGCCACTTCGTGCAGGTAAGCCGTTTGTGCCGCCGCCGTTCCAGCCTTCACACCAAACCAAGGCGTCATTTGTGCCGCCGAGGCGATGGACGCCGCCGTCACTATGTGCTTGATCGGCTTCAGCGTGGTCGAGTCCAACAACTGCCCGCCCGTGAACGCGGACGTTGACGTGCCGAGTTGAGAAACGCTGAATACCCAAGGCGACACTTCAGCGACGCCGTTGACGTACTTGATCTCAATTTTCAACCGCTGCAACACGGCCCCGCCGGCCGTGGTCGTGCTGGTCGAAATCGTTTGCGTGGAACCGATCGACGTGCAGAACTTCCAAACCGATCCGCCGTCAACCTTGTAAATCATCGCACCGGAGAACGACGCGGCCGGGCCGGCGCCGTCATCCACGAGCGAACCCGCAACGACTGAATCAGAAAAACCGAATCCGACATTGGCCGAATTGGTTGCGACTTCGGTGTATTTGTGGACGCATTCAACGACCGCCGGTTTATCGGCGATGTACAGGAAGTTGGCATTCGTGCCGTAAATGTACTGGTAGTTGTTGTTCGTCGTACCAGTGGTGAACAGCAACCCGCCCGGAGTGAAGTTGCCGGGGACAGACGTGCCGGAGTTGGTTGTTACCGTGGTCCACGTCTTTGCGGTCGTGTACTCTGAAAAGTTATCACGCCAGCCCCAAAAGTTGCGGCCGATAAAACCTTGCGGCGTTCGAAGCAATCCCATCATCTTGCCAGCCCTCCTGACCGCAACGCATCGCGCTGGGGTCGACTAAAGATCATTCAAAAATGCGATACTTTTTGGCCAAGTCGTCGTTCGTCACCCGCGATTCTTGAATCGGAGCAATGAACGTTCCCCGGCTCTTTTGGACTTTCTTTTCAGGATTGGCAGCAAGCCAAATTGCCTTGTACGATTCGGCCAGTTTGCGGCGAAACTTAGCGTCCGTGCATTCGCGTAGGTCGGCCAACTGCTTTTCGGTCGGCTCAAAACCTTCAACGAGTTTCGTCATCTCAAGATTCAATTCCAGTTCAGCAATGCGGCTTTCCATTTTCTTTTTCTCCGCGTCGTCTTCTTCTTTGCAGGATTCCTGTTTCTTTTCGTCGCCGTCCGGCTCTTTGTCGCTTTCGGCCACCGGGGCTTCCGGTTCCGGTTCCGCCGTGATCTTTTCGTGCGTCTTGATCCAATCGCCGATGGCCTTGGCTTTGGCTTTGCCGTCCATCGACTCATCACCGAGGATCGCCATTACGGCCGACTTAAGAGCGTCGTCCAACGACCCGCCGGCATCGCTGGCCGTAGCTTCTACGTCCATCGGTTCCATTTCCAATAACCGCTTCGCCCAAACCTGCCGGGCTTCGGACAATTTCGGCATGTTGGCTTCGATGATGGCTTTGACGGTCGTGGTCATGGTCCGGCTCTCCGCTAGTCCGCGTGCCGTCGCGGGATCGGCCACGAGGTCCACGGAATTGACTTCGGTGATCTTGGTAACTAGTTCGCGGCCGTTTTCCTGCCGCTGAATGAATTGCTGGTCGGTGTCGGCATCGTGTGAAAAACCGATGTTTTCCGGCAGATTCTTTGCACGATTAACAAGTCGCTGAGCGGCCGGGCTGGCAGCGTCGTATTTCAGGTCGGCATACAGGCCCATACCTTCGAAGAACCGGACGTTATGCCAGACGCCAATATCGTCGGCCCAGTCCCGCGTCTCGCCGGGCTTGCGATGATTCGTATAGCAGGGCACGCCCTCATACAAAGCGGCAGCTTCGCGGAGAGCTTCAGGGGCATAGTCGCGGCCGTTGTCCGAATGGAGACCGCAGATTTTCAAACCGGAAATAACGCAAGCCGCTTCATCGACCTTGATTGAAGTCTTTGGCGTGCGAACGAAGTCTTCGCGGAGCGTAATAAACCGCTGTGGACGTTTTGTTTTTCGCTTGGCGGCAACCGCGACCATCTTCACCTAGGAAGCTGATCCACGTTACCGCGTGGAAATGTTCTTAATGGCAACGGTATCAAAATTGTTTTGGCGTGTCTAGTGATTTGCACAAAAAAAAGTGGCCGGGGCTTTCGGCCCCGGCCCAGCGACGCGGTAACGCCGCCGCCGCGCGGTTCAAATGTTCAACAACTCATCCGGCGTCAATAGCCGGCCTTCGGCATTCACAAACGATTGCCACTTCATCGGCAGCCCGCGTTCCTTCGCCGCATTGAATCGGTCAGCCCCGACCGTCCGTAATTGTTCCGAAGGAACGGCACGATTGAACGACGATGACATAACGTCCGGGTCGAGTAATATTTCCCGATTGCCTTTCGCATTGGGAACGGCAATCAACGCGGTCAGCAGGCACCGGCAATTGTAGGCATGTACATTGCCATCGCGTGGTGATTCCCGTGGCGGTTGCGGACATTCATCCATTCCCTTCTGTCCTGCCTTTGGGTTTTTGTAGTAACGAGTGCCGGCCCGTTCACGGTGTTTTGGTCGTGTCCGTTCGTCCAGAATTGCATTGACCGTGAATCCTGGGCAGATTTCATCGCCCAATTGTTCATACGTCTGCATCTTGATCGTATGCATGACTCGCTGATATTCGTCGCGGGCAATTCGCCTTGCGACGTGGCGAACGCCCTCGACCTGCGGACGCAACATCTTCGCCAGTTCGCCGATGGATTTGCCCTGATGGATCGCTGACGTGATCGTATCAGCCAATCGTTTCGGATTCCCCAACGCGGTCAACGTCTGCATGTTCCTGACGTAATCGCCGCCGAACACAACCGACATCACGTCCCTTTTGTTGAGCGGCTTAAAAATGATCGACATGAGAAGATCGTGCAATTCGTTGTCCGTCAGGCCCGACCAATCGAGCGGATCATAGCCCTTGAGTCCAACTGCCAAGTCTTCGCGGACGCTCCGCGATTCCGTTGCGGCCACCTTGAGCGATACCAGCGGCAGTACCTCGGCCGCTGTTTCCACCGTGGAGCGGTAAACGCCGATTGCGTCATGTTCCAATTTCTCCGTGGTCATTCCTACTAGGCGATGGGACAGCGGAGCAAAGATCGACATTACACGTTGATTGACGCGGGGCAAGTTGTGAACTTCAGCCCCTTGAATTGCCTTGAGCAGATCATCCCAAGCGGATTCGACTTCGCGGGCCAATTGGTCGCCGAGTCGGTCGCTGACTTCCAAGCCTTTGATTTGAGCGATGTATGCCCTTGCCGCCATCCGTTGCGTTGGTCGATTTGATGTCATACGAATGTATAGCTGATTCTGATTTCGCCGTAATTACGCGGATACGCTGGTGCATCACCCGGCGATGATGCGAACCCATCTCCGCCGGTCCCGCCCTTATCGTTAATTGCTGCCAGCCCGGTGACTCCAGAAGATCCGCCATTGCCACCAACAAATCCGCCCAACGGTGCCGTACCACCTGCCCCGCCGGCCGATGCACCACCGGCTGAACCATTATTTCCAGCGGCCAACTCACTTGCTCTCGACCCACCACCGCCACCGCCGCCTGATCCACCCGCACCACCATTGCCGCCGCTGTATTTTGTGTCTCCGACTCCGCTGGCTGACGATCCGCCAGTTCCATTGACTTTCCCTGCGGCCGCTTTGCAAACAATCGTCGCGGAAGGATTTGATATTTGCGTCTGCGTTTCGTCTATCGGCTGTCCAATTGAGCAAGTGAAAGTGTCGCTTCCAGACGCGGAAACACTGGTTTTAATTGAACACGCCCCGCCACCACCGCCAACGCCGCCGCCAGCTCCAGCCACGCCGCCATATCCGTCCGAGCCTTCGCAAACGATCTTGGTAAGGACTCCGCCCGATAGACGAGTCGTGATCGTCAGAACTCCCGTACTGGCATTGATCGCCATTCCGCCGGACGATGTTCCGCCGGCGGTCCCGTTCATCCTGTAATTTGCCCCGTCAAACGTGATCGTATCGGTAGCAACGTGTGCCGTGCCGGGGCATTTGATACCAAAATCGCTGGATAGTCCTAGGTCTAGCATTAGCCTAATTGCACCAAGTCAGCGGCCGTGGTTCCCGTGGATTTGATTAGGATCAAGTCGAACCGATAAACCGATCCGGCCACCAGTCCCTTGAGCGTAACCGTCGATGACGAATCGGCAAACTGGACGACCGCGTTGCCACCAGTGCCGACGTACAGAATCTTAACGTTCTGGGCATTGGTATCATGCGGAGTGATAACAACTCCGGAATGTGCCGTGATTGATCTAACGTCCATTGAATGCGTCTCCCATCGGTAATTGCAACGGCGGATCAACGCCGGGGTTTTCGTCGCGGAACTTCGCCCAGCCCTTCGAAACCGTCTCAGGATCGTAGCCGAGCTTGCTCGATACCGTGGCCGGGTCAACGATCTTGTGATTGAGCAGAATATCGTACATCTGAGCATCTTTGTACGGATCGGCCGCGTCCGGCTTCGGAACTTCGACATTGATCGACCCGCCACGGATAACGTCTTGCAGCGAATAGGTCGCGGTCATCGTCACGCCATCGCGGACGTATTCGCATTCCAGTTTCCCGGCAGTCTTGATCGCATGGAGAACGGCACGCAACACGATCTTTCCGCAAGCGAACCGTGGCGTCTTTTGTGCCCGCTTAGTGCCGATGACGAATTGACTATTCGCCGTAAGCGAATTGGCAAAACTGTTTTGGCTCGAATCTCCACTGGTCAGCCATTCCGTTGCGTTCCACCTGACCGCCGCCGCCCGTAGGATGCCCTGCAATACCATCAGGTGATATTGGTCGTTGCCAGCCCCCGGCCCTTGCACGTATTCCTTGCCGCCGGTCATGTCTTCCCACCGGCCGGCCGTGTACCGTTTTACCCAATCGAATGTGCCGCTATTCGATCCGAACCGTTCCCGCGTGTAATCGCCATCGGCGTCGTTGTAGCCTTGAATCTCGGCCTTGGTGCCGACCGGATTCTGAGTTACGCCGACGATAGTTGCCCGCTGTGCCGCCCCCTCGCCGATGTTGCCGCGTAGCAGAGTTCCCAACCGAAACGTATCGGCCACGTCGAAGCAAAAGTCCGTCACGCCACGCTTGACCGTCCGCCACGAATTGGCCCGGATAAACGTCACTTCATTCGGGTAATAAATCTTGCCTTGCGATGACGAATCGCCCCATTGGATGTAGTAAGCCAACGGGTTCTGGGTATCTTCCGGCAGCGTGTAGATTCCGAATCCCCACTGGTTAAAATCGCCGCCATTCGTGTCGCCAACGTAGGCCGGACAGTCCACGAACTGCCGGCCCGGTGGCTGGACCAGCTGGTCAGGCTCAATGAATCGAACGTCAGTCGTGCCATCCGGATTGTAGGTCGAAAGTGCAATCGCCTCGCCGTCAACCCGCCAGCGTTTGAATAGTTCTTCCTCGAACGACGGCTGTTCGCCGGCATCGTAGTCGGCATCGGCAAATGCCATATCCGCCGTATCGTTTCCGCCGAACTGGTTGCGGTTTAGGAACTTGTCAACGCGAGTCTGAATCCCTTCGGCCATGCCGGGGTATTTGTCGTTGTCCGCTACGCCCTTGTAGGTGAACCCGCAGCCGATGACGTAGCTGGTCAAGCCTTCGAGCAAGCCAATCGCATAGATGTTCGTCGCACAAATGATCCGAGCGGCCGACCGCAACAGCCGCAAGTCGATCTCATTGCGGAATACCGGGAAGTCCTTGCCACCCTTGCGACTCTGCCGGCCCAAAACTCCAATCGGTGCCCAGTCCCGCGTCTCACGCTGGATCAATTCCAGATAAGGACCTAGCCATTGGTCCATCGTATCCTCTTGCATCCGCCGTGCGTTCGCTCGCTTCAGGTAGGCTAGCTCCTGCTGCTCTCGCAACTCGCGGATTTGCCGACGTGCTGATTTCGTTTTGGCGTCGGCAACCATCATGCAACCCCGTTGACCATAATCCCATGGTGTAACAAAAATTGCCGCAATCCACAATAGACGTGGCCCGGCTTGTCATCCGACTTGACCACCAATACCGCCGGCGACTGCGGAAATTGCAGGAATACGCGGCGTGTTGATTGATCCACGCTGACGCCGATTCCATTGGGCACTTTCACTCGGTCGCCCGTGTCGTAAGTAAACCAGCCGTTTTGGATGCCGATGAGCATGCTATCGCATCGGCCTCTTGTTAAACAAGTCTATCGCCACCCGTCTGGCCATCTCGATTGCGTCCGGCCCATCGTCATGGTCAGCAATTGGGAACTGCTTCAGTTGCTCGACAGCCAACGCCGTTCCCTGGCTTCCTATCCTGAATCTTATCTTCCGTTGAGCCAGCGGCTCCGTCAATCGCCGGATTCTCACTAACTTGTTTACCAGATTGTTGACCAGAATGATAGGACATTCCACCCCCTGCACACGGCACGCTTCACGGAGCGGAGATGCCAGTAACTCTTGAAACGTGTTCGCTTCGACCGCGAACCGATCCGGCTTGAACTGCCGCAAATGCTCTACGCAATCGGCAACTATCTGATCGACCGGCCGGCGGCGGAGATCGGCTTCAACGTATTCGACGCCCTTCGAATCGCGGCCATAGCGGATGATCGCGGAGTAATCGCCAACGTCGTCTTTCTTCCCCTTCGATGGGTCGAGCGATAACACGCGGACGATAATGTCATCCGGCCACCGATCAAACCAGAAATCCGCCCGTGCGAAGAAACTGGCCGGCCATTCGCACATTGACGGGTCGGTCGGTTCGCCCTGATGCTCGAACAGGAACGCCGCGGGACCAATCGCCGCCCGTTTGGTCATCAGGTCCAGCAACGTTTCCCGGTCAGGCCATAGAACCTTATGGCCGGCTTTCATCGCGTCTTTGTGGTCAAGGTAGAATTGCTTCGCCTTCGCCTCGCGGTCGTTATCATCCCAACGGAACAGGATCGACTCCCAATCGTTCCAAAGGTCCATTCGGTGCGGCCAATCCTGAATCGACCTGAACAGGAACCATTCCCATCCGGCCGTTTGTTTCAGTCGGCAGATAATGCAATCCTGATGCAACGCCGTGCCGAGGACGATGATATTTGTGGCCGGCGAACCAGCGTTGCAAACGTCCTTGGTGAACCATTCCCACGATCTGGTACGCTGCAACTCGCTGACGATATGGCCAGTGTTCTGCGGATCATCGACCACAATCAACGTCGGCCGATGCTGCCGGTGTTTGCGGCCTCGCAGTTTGGTGCCGGTGCCGAGGGCTTCGACCCGGATGCCGTTGCGTGCTTCGATTGCATCCGACCGCCAGACTGGCCCCTTGCCGACTATCTCCGGGTACGCCGCCCGTAACTTGTCGTTGGATTCCAATTCCGCTTTGATCGCGTCAAGGTATTTCTCGGCCTGTTGCCCCGTGTCCGAGGTCAGGACGATGTAGTTCTCAAGACCGTTGCAAATGCAATAGAGCGGGTAGGCCAGCGTTGCCCTTGTCGTCTTTGCCGATCCACGGGGAGCAAGCCATGCCTTGCGGCTGCCCCGTTGTTTATGCATCTCGGCGAGCTGACCGTCGATGTGTTTGTGTAGCCCGCTATCGGCAATGGGGAAGTGATGGGCTAGGTAGGTCCGCGACCATTCATGGAACGATTTCAACTCCAATGACTTTGGCTTAGTTGCCCGGTCTTTGTCATTCTGGTTGTACTTCACCCGCAATTGCACGCCGAGCAGCGTCCCGAGCTTCGTCTGGGAGTAATGCAAGGATCAACTCCAATGGTGTTTTTTCGTTAAACAATCCAAGATGATCGCCCAACTTCGTCAGGGCTTGAATCTTGTTGTGAGTCTTAAAACTGATCGACCGCGACGAGGACGTTTCGCCGCTTGATTCCCGATACGTTACCGATTCGATCAACGCCGCGTCATCATCCGACAACGTCTTGGAATCCTTCAACTCAAGTCCGTGCGGTCCCCATTCGGCAACCTGCCGAGGCGAACCGAACCCAATACGGGCCAGTTCCTTGATAACCTTTTCGGCGGTCAATTCGTACTTGTTTGCGATGCGATTTCGACGACGCTCTATTTCCCGTGCAATACCTACATTTACCAACAGTCTAGGACCAGTCTTGTTAGCGAATTGTGCAGTGTACCCTGCCCTGATCGCCGCTTGCGTCGCGTTGCAGTCAATCAGGTATTCATCGACGAATCGTTTTTGCCTGTCTGACAACGCCAAAACGCACAACCCCCTGTAATGGTCGGGAGTTATGGTATCACAAAATGTAGGGCAGGTCTAATTGTAAACTTGGACATTAATTGAGTTGGTCAATGAACATCGGCAGTTCCAATGGTCAACTGGTCCGCCGTCGATCCGCCTTATGTCAATCCTCTTTATCGGATGTTCAGCTAGAATTGTGCTTCCATGCATTACCCAATCATCGTTATAAACACTAAGCACCTCAGCGAATCCACGGGTAAACGTCACAACAGGGTTCCTGCATTTTGCTATCGTTCCAAGCCACTTGTTTTCAATTATGTGGCCTATTGTCGGAATCTCCGGGTAGTAGATTTGTGACCTAATAAAATCGGCACGAAGTCTATCGCCATGTTCGTCAAGCCAATCGGCCATTAGTAGGCGTGGGATGTCGTCGTCTTTGTCGGCAATAATCGCTGCCAATAAGCCAGCGTCCATAATCACTCGCCACCCGCCCGGCTGGTCATCGCCGGCATTTTCGCGTCGTAGGTCAGAAACCGGGCCGATCCGTCCATGAATATCCAATTGGCTCCGCCCGGATGCCGGGAGTGAAACTTGAGAACGTCGCACCATTGTCCTTGTGGCGGGCCGTAGTTTGTGGAATTGGTGCAGGTAATTCCGCTGAAAGTAACTTCGTTGTCAATTCCCGGTCCCGGTTCAATGCCGAGGCCTTTTATTGGCAATCCGCTGTCGAGCATTCCCCATGCCCACCAGCCCCAAGTTGGTTCCGGCGATGGCGGACGTTCGCCGGCCCCGGCCACGTTGCTAGTTCCTGCCGTAATGTCCTGAATGCGTGTCCGTGAACGCGGGTAGATAGTTGCGTTTCGATCGAACACGGCAAGGTAACTAGTCAATGCGCCGGGGACAAATCCTTCGTAGACGCCGAGCGATTCGACGATGGTATCCGATGGGCATTGGAACGTCTTGATTTGCTTGGAATCATCGGCAGGGTATCCCAAGGCGTAAACGCTTTGTTGTTCCAAGTGCGGAAGTAGCAATGTCAGCCATGAAAGATTAGTCGGGCTTGCACTAGGGAACCCGAAAGCGTTCGGCGTTTCACCGCATCCTTGGGGGAATCTGTTTTCCGCGTCGTGGTAAAGATGCAAGGCTAATGCGAGTTGCTTGCAATTGTTCAAGCATTTGACGCGGTTCGCGGATTCCCTGACCTTTTGCACGGCGGGGATTAGCAAGCCGAGTAGCGTGCCGATGATAGCGATTGATACCAGCAAT